ATTAACTCACGGATAGCATCGTTAATACCAGATGGCGCACAGCCCTCTGCAATGTTAATCGAATCAATGTCTGTGTTATTAGCAGGGGTTGCGCTAAATTCACTAATCTTTGTCTTGGGCATATCAGTCCTCTTAGGGGTTAGCCATTCCAGTTAAATCTACACGATATGGCTTTTCAGTTAAACCAAATGTTGCACCATATCCTAGTTGCAAGGCTTTACGTTGCAATTCTTTACTCAAAGGCTCTACTGTTGTAGTCGATGCTTTTTTCATTAATGAAGCAGCTAGTTTAGGGTCTAGCATTGCATTAACCAACAACTCACGAATAGCGTCATCTGTTCCGTTATAAAGCCAATTCATTGGTGCGGAGGCTTTTTGCAAAGCAAGTGGTACGTCACCAAACATTTGCTTACCAATCATGCCACCAATCACGTTAGCGGTACTCATGTTTTTAAATGTGTCTGAGCCAGCTACCTTAGTTGCTCTTGGCAATACACCACTATCCAAGTCTTCAGCAACACGCCTTAACACCGCAAGTTGCGTAGAAGAAAGGTTTGTTTCTTTCTCTGCTGCACGAATAGCACGAGTAAATGCAGGTTGTGAAATCAAGTAATCATTAATCCTTGATGGGTCTGGAGTAGTTGACAGAACCTTACCTTTAAACTGTTGTGCAGCTTCAAGACGCTCAATCCCACGACTAGAAGCAGCATACTTAGCCAAGTAATCTTTATAGCCAGAAGCACCAGCTTCAATAGCGTCATCTACAGCACGAATGACTTGACTAAGTGGTTCTTTTGCTGCCTTGTAAGCACCCGCAGTTGGCCCACCCCTGTCAGACTTATCCAACAATCCTTGAGCAGCAATCCTCAAATCTTTACGAATCTCATACAGTTCAGCAGGAGTTGTAGCACGAGCAATATCGTCTTTAGCGTCCTTCATCACAGAAATAGTAGTCTGACGCTTACCAACTGGTGAAGAAAGAATGTCATCAATAGTCTTATTGACTGTTAAAGCAACTCCAGACTGAAACATCTCTGGTGTAACAGTAGAATTAGCAAATGCGTTTTCACGCAATGGGTCTGCTACTTCATCACGTTTTTTATATGCTGCTTTTAAAACATCGTCATCTTTAGCAAGACGATTAAGAATAGCCATTTGCGCTTGGTTGGCTTCCAATGCCTGAGTAGCAAATCTACCCTTAGTTACATCTAAACCTTTAATTGCAGTCTCAGCGTTAATCAATCCAAGGTCACGAGTAGCTTGTGCAGTTGTAGGCGTATAACCACCAACTTTAGGGACATAAGTAGCAGCAGACTTAATTGCTTGTTCAGCATCAGATGCCAAATTACGCAATACATTGCCTGTAATAACTTCACGCCCTGCCTCAGTAAATGGGCGCACAATCTCTCTAGTTGTACGAGCAAGAACAGGGGCAGAACCAACCATGCCACCTGCTGTTGTAGCACCAGCCAAAGCACCTAATGTTTGACCAACAGGGCCAACATCACTCTCACGAGCAGCACCAGATGCCAATGCACCACCAGCAGCAGCAGCACCTTGAGTCTCTAAACTCTTGGTAAAGAAGTCTTGCGCTGGTACTGGCAAATATTTAGCAACAGCAGCAGGGGCAGCAACGCCAAACCCTGCACTTGTTACATCTTGAACAATGCGCTCTTGTGGTGTTTGTGGAGTAGGAACGCCAATTCGAGTCATTAAGTCTTGCAGACCTTGACTACTAGGCTTCATAACTTGGCGACCTGCCAAAATGTTAATCAGTCCTGTTAGTGCATCAGCACCAATAGTAGGTAATGACAAAGCACCAGTTAATGCTGCTCTACCTGTCAATCCTAATTGTCTGCCAAGGTCTTTAGCACTACCAATTTGCATCTGCTCTGCACGAGGAAAGCTAGTAATTTCCTTAATAGCTTCTTCTCTTGTCATCTTCTTAGCAGGTGCGCTAGGTGCAACTTCGCTCTTTGATTGCTCTAGTGCAAATTTATATGCTTCTGCGTCAGTCAACTCCCTGTCAGAAGTGACCTCGTATGTGCCTTTGCCTTCAATGGTTACTTCATAGGTTGCCATCATCAACCTTTCTTTTTAACAGTTACGCCAGAGGGTAATGTCTCAGGAACTCTTAAAGAGTCATAAGGGTTAACAATTGCTTCTGGCTTACCACCAAGTTCAGTATTAAGACCACGATAAACATTGATTGTTGGCTCAAGTGCTTTCTTTCTTTCGGTAACAATACCATCCACAATGGCTTTTAAATCATCACGTTCTTTAGGTGTGAATGTTCCACCTTGTAATAATTTTTGTGCAGCCAGTTGAATGTTTGTTGGGATAGACCTATTACCAATAATGGTGTTTACGTCACCCTGCTGAACAGCACCTGTTTGGTCATAAACTTTTGCAATGTTGTAAATCAATGCGCCATCAGCACTTGTATTACCTGACTTTGCTTTTCCATAAGCATCATAGAAAGCAGATGCACGACCAGCGACAGTAGTATCACCAGTATCTTTTAAAGTGCTTTGCCATTGATTAACTGTAGCAAGTTGTTGTTTATTAACTGCTGTCTTGTCATTCAAATCAATAGCAACTTTAGGTGCTTTACCTGCATCTTTTCTGTCAATGTAAGCCTTAATCAATGCTCTTTCAGTCATGGTCATTTCATTAACTGGAGTCATGATTCCAAGAACTTGTCTTGCTTCTTTTACATCTCCAGCAATATCTTCTTTTTCTTTCTTTGGTAAACCAGTAGCAACAGTTCTTGTTTGACCTGTAAATGGGTCACGCTCAAACTGAGTTGCACCTTCAGCAAGTGAGAATGTATCTGGGCGCATTGCTTTGTTTGTAGCAACCAACTCAGATAAAGTCTTGCGTCCTTCAGCAGAACCCATCAATTGTGGCGCAATACGAGCCAAGTCAAAGCCAGCAGGTCTAGCCTCTACAGCAGGTGTCTCACCTAAGTAGCGTCCATCTTCCTCAACCATCTGAGCAGGTCTAGCCATAACTTCTGGCGTAGCACCCTGACCCAATACTGTTTGAATACGTTTTTGTTCAGCCAATGCTTGTTGCTCTAACTGACGCTTACGAATCATGTCTTGCAACTGAACATTCTGAAGTTGGTTTTGCAAGGTTTCTTGCATACCGCCTTTATAGGCTTTTTGACCAAGTTGTAAGCCTTCAGCAATAGACTGACCTGTGTTGCCACCTGCAAACAATCTACCAGCTAAAGCGTAGAGTGCCTGTGCTTGAGCATCGTCACGATTACGAGCAATGTCAGCTTGTGACATACCGAGCAGACCCATTGTGTCTGCACCGCCTGTACCGAAAATGTCTAATAGTCCAGCCATATTAGTCCTTAACCAAAGTATGAGCCAAGGTCTTGATTACCATAAGCATTACCAGTTCCAAATCCACCACCAAGGAAACTTGAACTAAATGGATTTAAATAACTTAAATTAGGTGAACCTAGATTCTTGTATAAACCACCACCAACAGCAGCAATACCTAATAGGTTTTGCAATGTAGATGTGTCAGCAGAACCACTAGATGTAGATTGTCCAACTCGTCCTAATGGGTTGCCATATACCAACGATAGATAGTTCTGTAAGTTCTGTTGTGGTTGGTTTTGCAAGAAGTTAAACTTAGCAATGTCAGACTGAATTTGCTGACCTTGGTAGCCTTCACGCAACTGACCTGCTTGCAACAACTGCTGAATGTCTTGGTAATCAGCACCAGCCATTGCAGGGGCAGCCATCGTAGCAGCTTGCTGTCTTGCTCTCTCATCAGCGTAGTTCTGGTAAGCCAACTGTCCAGCAGTATTAGCCAACTGTTGACCAAATGCACCAGTAGCCCTGTCTTGCAAAGAACCCATAGCACCAGAGCCATAACGCCCTGCTAGGCTAGACTTAGATGCAATGTCGCCTAAAGTTGTTTTAAACTGAGTCTCAGCAGCACGAGCAGCAGGTTGGAACGCACCTTGAAAGAATGGATTACCACCTAAAAACTCACCAGAAACTGTGCTTTGCAATTGATTCTGTGCAGACTGCAACAAAGGATTACCCATAGAAGCACGAGCCTCTAAAGCCTGTAAACCTGTTTGAGTGGTAGTGGATGGCGCAACGTAGGTCTGACCACCATAATACTGTGGGCCACCGCCCTGATACATCTGCTGTGCTTGCTGTAATCCATAGCCCAGATAGGGTTGGATTGTTGGGTCAATTTGTGATGTGGTAGTAGTAGCCATCTTTACTCCTAAAAGTTCGGATTCCGAGATGGGTCATCCACGGAATACATTATACATAAATAATCAAAATCAACCAATAATTGCATATCTATACGTCTTATTTGCAGTTGAATTGGCAAAGTGGGTAATCGTAGCCGTACCCTGTCCTTGAGAACTAGCGTAAATACCATTAAAAGTAGCACCACCGCCTACTAAATTCATAGTAGCTATGACTGATGGCACAGCAGGTCTTGTCGGGCTTGTGCTTGTCCCAAAATGCTCAATACTTACACCAGTATTTTCAGTTCTCCACACAATCTCAACATAATCATTAGCAGCCATGTCAATAAAGAAATTCAATGCAGCAATGATATGACTTGGGTCACCAGCACTTTTCCTCGGAGGAGGGTGAAATCTACTGTTTGAGTTTGCGATATTTGTTCCATTCTTACGAAACCAAACATCCACATCTTGACCATCGTTTGTGGTGTTCTTAAACTGAATGGAAAACTGTAAGTTGTAGAGTCCTGCGTTTTTTACATTTAACCTAGAACTATTTGATAACGTAATTCCATTAGAGAAGTCGGTTGTATCAAAGGTAATAGGATAAGCAACAGTCGTACTAGCAGCAGTCTGGTCTGTTCCGTCTTGAAAAGCCCCATAAGGCGCAGAATCAGCAAAAGACGCACTAGAGATAGGAACAAACAAAATAACGCTATCTGGGCCTATCCTTCGGTCTGTCAGAGTGGTAGTAGTTGCCCCACCAGTTGCCAGCGTCAAAGTTCCTGTGTTATTGGTCTTTCCGTCCATAATGCCACGGACTACTTCAGCCACAGCCCTCTGGTCACCACCAAATGCAGGTAGGCTTCTAAACATTAGCGAACCCCTTGTGGAGTTACATCCACATCCACAGAGATAGCGTTATTCCAGTTAGCACCAGTAGGAGTAACTTTTAGCCTGTGATACCTACCTGCGCTTCTCAATGGAACACGATTCTCTGAACTAGCAGCCACAGCAGTATTAAAATTCACACCTTGGTTTAACAGGGTACGAGAAGCAATAGCCACAGTTGCAGAACCATTGTCAACAATAGGTCTAGCTAGGGTTACTACTGAGTTAGCACCAATATCCAAGTCACCAGTAGAAATTACAGCAGTTTGGTTAGCACCTGTAAAACTCATCACACGAGTGCCTAAAGTACCACCTAAGAAATACTTACCACCAATAAATAACTGTGAGTCTAAACTTGTGGTTAAGGCATCAATAGAAGCAGAAAGACTGTCCAATTGCTCAAGGGTTACAGACGCAGTAGAGGCTTCAGACAAGAAGTCAGTCCCTGCATCCCCATAAGTCCATTTCTGAGTCTTAAAGTTGTAAATCAGTACGCTTCTGTTTCCGTTAACAGTTTTGTAATTCCAGATTACAAGTTTGCGGATAGGGTCAACAGCAGCAGACATGGTTTTAAAGTCAGCTTCAGAGGCATCTTGTAAGAAAAATCTATCTACTTTTTCTGCGCCAATTGCTGTGACGTTCTGTCCATCACACATATAAAAACCATCGTCAGACAAGAAGAAAGTAACGCCTTGGTACTGAGCAATAGAGCCAGATGCCATGCAGCCCTTACCACGAGAGATATTGTCAAACTGGAAAATGAACGGAGTCCCAACGTAAGTCATTCGGTGAATGGCTCTTTCCAGAAGAACAAGACCAAACTCACCACCACGGATTCCTACAATCTGCCCACCATCAGGAATGTCCTGATAGTCAGACTGTGTGTTTACATCCTCAGTCCAATCTGTTTCGTTATTTATTGCTGACCAGCGAACACGATACTGTTGCTGAGTAGTTTCTAGCGTATTTGCACACACTACAAAATCACGCACGACAGTAATAAACTTAGCAATAGGCGCACTAGCCGATAAATCAGCAAACGATGTAGATGTTCCTAGCGTCCATGCTTGGAGTTTTTCAGCATTGTTTGTAGTGATTACAGTCTTGCCAAACTGAGTAAAGCGAACCCTGTCGTTAGCACCAGTTGTCATGCCTGACTTAACTTGCGTGATAGCACCAACTCCAGTTACTGTATAGATTCTGGTTGCGCCAGCAGCAAATAGAGCAGTATCGCCATTGGGTTGTTTGGCAGCGTAGAGAGCAGTTAAGTCTTCAGCAGCGTTACTGGTTGAGAAAGTAACTGGCGCAGGGAATGGGCCGTACCCGATAGCCTGAGAAACCACATTCTTAGCGTCAGTCAACGCACCAGACACGCTAGGTTGGTCAGGCATCCACTCACCAAAAGTTAATTTTGTCGTAGCCATGTATTACTTCCTTGCGTCTGAATTGTCCATGTATTGTCATTAGCAGATACTGGAGTCCATGTGTTTGTGTCACCAGAAACAGCAGTCCATGTATTGCTATCAGTAGAAACTGGTGTCCAAGTATTATCGTCTTCTGGTACTGGAGTCCAGTTGTCACCAAGAATAACGCCTTTAGCTACAATCGTTGCTAGACCTGATACCGAGGCTACCCCTGCATATATTGCAGACGCACTAGCGACAACATTAGCATTACCTGTAACGCTTGCTACAGAATCTCTAACCCTGATTGCTTCAGCCGTTACTGTCGCAGTAGCAGTTATGTTACCAATAGCATTTTGAACACGGATACCTACTGCGCTTACTGTTGCACTACCAGTAACACTTGCAACGCCTTCAGCAACAATACCGCCATTTGCAACAACTGTAGCTACGCAAGTAACGGAGGCTACGCCATCTTTAAGGATACCCCCAACAGCAGTTACATTGGCATTACCAGTAATACTGCCACTAGCAAACTGGACACGAGTAGCATCTGCGCTGACAGTAGCATTGCCATCAATAGCACCAGAGGCAAACTGCACCCTAGTAGCATCACAAGACGCACTAGCATTAGCCGTAATGCTTGCACTAGCTAACTGAACCCTTACTGCATCTGCCGTAACAGTCGCTGTACCATCTACCGCCCCACTACCACTCTGAACCCTTATAGCATCAGCTACAACGCTTGCAGACGCAGTTACAGACCCATAGGCATCCCATAGGGTTACTGAGGTTTCGTAAAGTGGACTATCGAGTGTGAGTGTTAAGTCATCAATGCTAGACTTTAAATTGTCTAGCGAGTCAATTGTCCACGGAGGCAGTAAGTCAGCCATCTCACGCCAAAGTGACGCTCAATGAACCAACAGCAATGCGGAACACATCGCCAGTTGCAATCGTCTTAGATGCGTCTAATGGTGAGTGATACAGTAAATTACCTGTAGTCAAAGCATCACGGATTCCAATGTGTGTGATTGTTCCCCATGAACCGCCAGCTTGAGGAAACTCAATAGCAGCAGAATTGGTAGAAGCACCATTGGAGGGCGCACCAAAAGTAATTGCTTGACGAGCATAAGCAGTACCAGAACATTCAGTTCCAGTATCAGCATCTGTTGGGTCAGTCAAATAAAGTGCTAAGTACACAGTTGTTGGTGCTGTGTAGCTAGTTGCTCTCAACGTAACATTGATAAGAGCATTTTCTAAGTAGTTGGACATTTCAGCCATATTTTCACCTTGCAGTTAATTTCATTGCTAACGGAACACCAGAGTATTGACCTTCTTCATCAGACTTGGTGAGAGATGTGATTGCTCTGTCATACATAGAACCCCATGTATTGATTCGAGCATCATTCATTAGATAAGGCTCTGCTTCCACCAATGCGCCATACAGCAAACCATCAGGTGCAACATTTAGAAATACATTAGAAGCGTTACCACTAGACAGGTATGGAGGCGCAGCAAAGTAGAGCATCTTTAACGTATATACGCCATCAGGTGCAGGTGCTAATTGAAACTCACTAGCAAGAATTGTGTAAGACAAAGGAACACCAACTTCTGATGTTCTCAGGTCATTAGATAACGATGATGGGCTAGAGTAACTCAATGGTTGAATTGGGTTAGTCATTACAACAAAGTCACGAATCTCTAAGAAGTCGCTAGGTAGTTCTACAGTTGCATCACCAGAAACTGTGCTAGTTGTTACAGACTTGAGCATCTGACGAATACGCAGTTCTCTACGCAAACGATTTTCAGCCAAAGTAATGAAGTCTGGAATAACGCTTGTCAGGTCAGACCTAGCCAAGTAATTGGCTATTGAAGTCTGCAAATCAGAGTAGGTAGCAAAACTCATACAACTCCTGTCCTAGTGCGCCATGCACGATTCATTGGGTCATTTAACCAAGCAGCAAAACGCTTCTCATCTAAGATAGCAAAGCCACGCATGATTCCAGCTTTGTTCAAGTCATCAATGACTGTCATTGGAATAGATGCAACCTTGTTACCAAACAATTGGTCAGACCATCTTGCTCTTTCGTCATACGAGTTATATTCTTTTTTGTTCTGCTCAACAATGTCAGAAACATCCTGACGAGTCTGAATAACGATACCGCCCTCACCATCAGCGTGAACAGCAGTTTGTCTAAAGTTGTTAGGGTTTTGCATAGCCTAATTCTATCAGTTTGAGTAGAAAAGAAAATGCCCCAGATGTTTAAGTCTGAGGCATTTTTTGGGTTACCTTAGATTAAGGTGTCAAATCAGCAATGATGCCGTGTGCAGCTTGGTTGCGAACTTCCAAGGTGTACTCAGCCAATAACTGTGTAGACTCATTGTCGCCAGTTACAGCCAACTCATTGGTCTGGAAAGGACGCAGGTAAGCCACAGCAGCCATGTCAGGGTCAAGCACATATGCAACTTCATCGCAAGTATTGGTAGAAGTCATAAAGCGGTTGGGAACAATTGAGATTGCACCGAAATCGCTCAAATAAACGTCTGCTGCGCTGACGATAGTTGTAGGCGTATTGCTTGGGGCCATGAAACGCTGTGCAGCAATACCTGTGAAAGCAGAAACCAACTGCTTGTGAGCAGGGTTAACCATCAACACTTTAGGATTACCACCAGAGGCGTACACGCTACGAACAACAGTTTGCAACAAGGCTTCTGTGAAAGTGCGGTTTGTGCCGTTTGTACGAGCAGTAGTGCCTAAGTTACCAGCAACACCATCAGTACCGCCAGAGTAGTTAGAATTCAACCATGCTTGCAGACCACCCAATTTACGAGCAGTAGAAGAATTGCCGTTAGCAGCAACTTGGTTGCTCAACAGGGTTGTTTCCATGTCACGCTTGATTTCGCTAGAAGCCTTAGCCAACTGATAAGCCTTTTCAGACTTACGACCTGCTTTGTCAACAGATTGCAAAGTGCCAGAAATCTTAATTGTCTTCTGTGCAATCTGAGTGCGGTTGCCCACACGAGTTGTTGGAGACATAGTAGCGTCAGATGCTGTTGCACCCTCAACTGTAAAGTTATCCAAAGTTGCAGCAGCCAAGCTGTCAGTCTGCCACTCGTGCAGAACAGCAGTAGCCTTTGTCTTACCAATGGAAGACATGAATGGTGTGTCTGTTGGTGAGATAGAATAGATAACGTCCGAAAGGTCTTCACGCATACCGATTGCGGTATATGTTTGATAGGTAGCCATAATTTAATACTCCAAAATTTAAAAGAATCGTTCAAATGCTTTAGCTGCGTCTGCGACTTTTCCTGTCTCACGCAACCTCTGCATAACCTGTTTATCTTGTGAAGACTTAGCTTGAGGAACTGAAGTACCAGAACGCATCATCTTAGGGGCAGACTGGAGTTTTTTATTCAACTCTGGTTTGCTCTTTTGAAGTTGCTCATACTTCATTGCCTTATACAAGGTCATCACAGCACGACTGTCATACACGGAACTGAGTTCTTGGTCAGACCAACCTACAGACTTCGCATAGTCACGGATTTGTTTCCGTACCGCATCACCCTGTGGTGTCGCTAACTCAGGAATCAGACTAACTAGCTTCTCAGATTCTTGACGGAGATGGTTTTGCAGTTGGGACTGTTGCTCTGCTTGTTGCTGTTGGGCAATGCGTTGCTGTTCATTCCTGACTACTGCTAACTGCTTCTCACGTTGGCTCTGTTCAGCTACCGCTACCGCATAACCGATAGGGTCTGTTTCCTTTAAAACTTCTAAGTCCACACCCTGATGCTGCTGCGTAAGGAAGCTATCCAACGCTTGCAACTTCTGGGCATATGCCTGTCGCTCTTGTTTCACATACTCTAAGTGACCACGTTCAGCTTCAATCGCCTTACGTTGTTCAGCTAGAGCCTGAGACTTTTTAGTGTAGTCCGTACCTTGTTGATAACCCTTGATAAGTTCGTCTAGTTCTACTTCGACTTCCTCACCAGATGCCTTGACTTTATATCTAGGCTTTGGCTCATCAGATTCCTCTGAATACTCAACTTCATCAGTCTCTTGTTGGTCTTCTGGTTGACCTTCGGCTTGGCTGTTGTCAGCTTCCTCAGAATCACCCATCATGCCTTCAAACGCTGAAGCAGCTTGGTTTACATCTAGGCTTTCACTCCCTTGAGGGTTGGTGTTTTCCATTTGTCATCTCAATAATCGCCAGAAACCTTCTGGACGGAGGGTAGGGTAAACCCTACAGAATCTTCCACTTCTTCTCTTTAATCACAGTTTCCGAGGCTAAACCTTCTAGGTGTCCTGTAATCAATTCAATAGACTTAATGTGATGATAAGCATCTTCACGCTTACCTAACTCATCAGCATTTGTGTTAATTATCACACTAATCTGTTGTTTTTTCAAGTTATCTATGACTTCTTTAAAAAAGTCATCATTTAATAGGTTTTTAGCCCATTGTGCGAGTAGGTGTTTGTCCATACTGATTCTGTATCCCAGAAATAATGTCGTTAATACTTAGGCTACTTGCTGATGGCATACCTTGCCTACTACCCAAGATGCTCATCAAATCGTTGTAACTTAGGTTTGATGGCTGTGAATACTGTACTGGCTCTGGCACTTTGCCATAGTTTGCATTTAAGAAGTCCTCAAACTGCGTACCCTTTAACAAGTTTTGAGTGCCAAAGTTAATTGGTGTTAGTGGCGTAAATGGCGCAACAGTTGGTTTAGGAGGTGTCTTCCAATCTGCTGGAATAGGAACAATATCAAAACCAGTTGGTGTAGTTGTTTTAGGAGTTACAGCAGTTGCAACAATGGCAGGTACTGCAATAGGCGCAAGCGTTTTAACAAGTTCTGTAATTGTTGGAGGAATAATAGGAGGAATAACAGTAGGAGTCGTAACTACAGGCGGTACAACAGGAGGTGCAGTAACAACAGGAGGAGTGACAACAGGAGGAGGAGTTACTACTGGAGGGGTTACTACAGGAGGCACAATTGGAGTAGGTGTAATAATTGGGGTTGTATTTACTGGAGTAAGTGTGGTTGGTGTAAATGCACCTGCACCCGCATTAAGAATTTCAGCATCAGTCGCCAATTTAGCGGCAACAGTCTCAGCAGTAATTGGTGCGCTTGTTAATAAACCACTGCCACCAGTTAAAGAACTTATTGTTGGAATTGTTGCGCCACCCACTAACGAAGCTCCACCAGTTGTTCCTCCTAAACCACCAAGAGCTATGTCATAGGCCGCCAACTGAGTTGCAGTCATTCCTGCCGTTCCTGCTCCCGCACCACCTAATGCTCCCGCACCACCAAACAATCCAGCACCATAACCCCCTGCTAAAGCAGCTAGAAATACGGGGTCTGTAAGGGCTTGTCCTAATCCTTCTAAAAATGAACCTGCAACTTCTTGTTGTTGAGTAGTTTGTTGGTATTCACCAGTAGGAGAGTAATAATTGATGTTTCCACCAACCTTGTTTTCATCAGCTTTATATGTAATAACATTTTCTAGTGCGCCTTGTTGGGCATCCATACCAGAACCACCATAACCATAAACAGGTTGGTAATAAGTTCCATCAATTAAAACCGCACTATTTGGATTAGCTTCAAAAACACCAGATTTTATTAAGTCTTGAATACTTGGGGCAGCCATGATTAACCTCTAATCTCTACGTTGGATGTAATGCCAGCACCAATCTTCATTGCTTTCAATTGGGCTTCTGCTTCAAACTCTTGTTGCTTCATAGCAAAGTAAGCCTGTTGTTTCTCACGCTCTAATTGCAACTTAGCAGCTTCCTTCTCACGCATCATCTGCATTTCAAGAACAGCCTTTTGTTGCGCCATCTCCATGTCAATCTGTTGTTGCTGTTGCTTCAACTGAATGTCAGCTTGTGCTTTGGCTTGGTTAGCTTGTATCTCAGCCTGAGTCCTAGCCATGATTGCTTGCACTTCTGGAGGCATCTGTTGCTCTTGTGGAGGAGGATTAGATAGCATCTGGTCTTGCTCTGGCGTAATCGCTTTGTAGAACTCAGCACTATCTTTGAAGCCAGCAATCTCAACCATGCGTCCTAATGTGCCACGATACTGAGCAGGTGAAACGTAAGGATTAGCAGGGCCGTACTGAGCAATCAACTGCTCTTGTTTAGCAAGAACCATAGACAACATAGCCATTTGCTCTTGACGATTCCCTGCACCTAAACCTACGTTGATAGACACATCATATTGGTTAGCCCATGTTCTAGGGTCAAACTCTACGAACTCACCACGCATACGCACCATACGAGCCTTGTCCTGATACTTACAGAGCAAGTGCAAGATGCCTTGGAACAAAGACTTAACACCTGTCTCAGCAAAGATTCGAGCCATTAGTTCAATCTTACCTGCGCCAGCTTGTTGCATTGAAGCTACCGCAGCAGCAGTCACGTTTTGCAAGATAGCAGGGTCTAAACCTTGTGAAGCATCAGATACACCAGTACGCTTAGACTGTACTGTGTCCAGATACTGAAGCATTGGGAAAGCCTGATTAGCCACGTTCTGAACAACTAACTGTTGAACAGCACCTTGTGACTTAGCACGAATAACACCACCAGCAGTAGATGTAAGCAAGTCATCAAGGTTTACTTGACCTTCTACCGCAACAACTCGTGCATTGTTTGTCAGATATAAGTTATCCAACATTTGACGAGTGATAGTGGTCTTGATTAACTGTAGGTCAACTGTTCTGTCAGCGAGTGAGTTACCAAAGAACTTGTGTGGAATTGGAATAGGACAGATTGAGTGGAAAGGAACATAGTCCACTTCCTCAACCATTTCCTTACCCTTCTCATCCTCAAGAATCTCATTAGAAGCGTAGAACACTTGAACCAATGAAGCAATGCCTTTGCCATCTATATCAGTTTTGACATAGCACTCAAAGACCTCAATCTCTTGCATTGAGGGGTCATCAGTCTGAGTTTGGTAAGGTTGCTCACCTGCTGCATAACGAGCCACACGCTCTGGTGTGTATGCCAAAGCATCACCCATCTGCAAGCCTTCAATCTGCTTCTTGTTAAAGCCCATAGCAACCAAGGTGCTACGAGTCAACATCTGCCTGTGGGCTACGAATGGTGAATCAGCAATAGTTCTAGCCTTCTTGCTAATCAAGAACTCCTCTGGAGGCACGTTCTCAATGGTGACTTTGCCTGACTTTTTCTTCTGTTGGACAACTACGTTATGAGTAGCACCCATCACAGGCATACCCATCGGGTCTATAACTGGCTGACCCATTGGGTCAAATATTGGGAACTCTGTCGTATCTTGCTCGACAATCTCCATAGTCTCATCACTCATCAGCATTGCTAACTCATCGTTAGACAAGTCAAAGTAACGCTCTTTAGTAATGTCTTCTTTGTCTTCCCAATACGCTTTAACGATGCCGTTCTTCTGCATCAAGGCATCTTTGAACCAATCATGCAGAATAGCTACACCAGCGTTATCACGATTGAATACCCAATTACAGTAGTCTGTGGCCTGTTTTGCCGAGGCTTCATCACGAGGGCCTTGTGGCTCAAAGACTACGATATTGTCTGAGCCTGTAAAGATACGGACTAAGCTAGGTAGCGCACCATCTATCGCTTCTGCCACTTCTCCAGTAACGATTTGAGACTTACCCTCAACTTCATTACCATATGGCTGTCGTAGATAAGCCTCCAGAGCCTGTTTGCGCTGCTCAACAGTTTCGCTTTCAATAAATCCAATTGCATCATCAATCTCTGATTGGATTATCGACATTAACTCGTTCTGTGCCATGCTTGTCCTTTGGAGGGCGTCCCATTCTGGGTTTATCCAATTGTAACTCTTTTACCATATTTTCAAGCATTTCGATACGCTTTTCAAGTTCTTTTACTTTAGGTGCTAAATTTGCACCTTGCATAGTTACATACATTAGACAATCCATTTCGGAGTTTGGTTAATCGGCTTAGACCACGTTGAATGACCTTCATCCAATCCAAGGGCTAAGTAGCGGAAAGAATCAGAGCCATGACTTGACCAATCGTGTAGTGGTCTTTCATAGAATATCTTACGCTTCTCATCGTAGTCTCTGCGGTAGTTTCTCAGGCAGTTCAATCCTGTTTGCACTTTAGGAACATTAAACCAGCACCTTGGCAGTAATCGTCTTACTGCTTGGATGCCATCATCTAGTCCCATTCTGGGTGCAATCTTGACTTCTAGCCCTGAGTCCTCAAGCATTTCCATTCTGCTCTTACCTGTCCCAAGTTCCCTGACCCTAACGTCATGGGGAAGAATATGCTCTGATTTGAGATAGTCATTGTCCTTAATCCACTTAACGTAGTGGTCTAGTCCAACTCCGTGATTCTCGTAGTAGTCAATCAGACGCACCTCAGTACCCACCAACTGAGCCACCCAGATAGACGTAGAGTCACCCATTCCCAAGTCCCAAGCAGTAAAAGTCCTACTTAGTTCCTCTCTGGGTATCTCCTGCATATGCTTCTTTTCTTCCAACTCGTTGAGGATTTGCCCATAGTAAGAGCCTTCTACCGCAGCATCAAAGCTACACTCAAACTCTTGGCGGTATTTATCCTCACCCATCTCACTCTTAGCAGCCTTCAGTTCTGTGTCATCCACTACGCCTGTCTCAGAGGCTTTGAACTCTAGCAAGCCCCATCCATCCTCTTTCTCAGCCCTGTCTCGCAGTTCTTTGAAGTGGTTATGTCCTTTAGGCGTACCAATGAATAAGCACCAACCTTTTCTATCTGTCAGGGCTGGTCTAACAATGTCTGTCCATATCTTAGGATTCTGGTCACCCACTTCATCAATGATTACCCCATCAAAGTATTGACCTCGCAGGGAATCAGGATTGTCTGAGCCATATAGCTGGATACGCCTACCCCAGAAGTCCACCCTCAGTTCTGAGATGTTGTTAGTCCCACCTAAAGGTTCAGTATATTTAACAAGATAGTCCCAAGCCACCCTCTTAGCTTGTCCGTAGGTAGGCGCAATGTAAGCATATCTGGGTGTTTCTTTCTCGTTTAGCACCGCCTCACGAATTAAGTGGTTAAGTGCTGCAACAGT